CTGCATAATATGCCATATCAATTGCTTCTTGAACATCACCCCTAGTTTCAGATAATGGTTTACCCATCTCTTGAGTCATGTGTGCAGCGATACATTCTTTATCACGTTCAAGTATTGCTGCAGCTCGAAACATAATCTCACCACGTTTAGGTGCTGGAGTATTTTTCCACATCTTAAAAGCATCATGTGCGTATTCAACTGCCCTGTCCATATCTACTTTTTGTGAATCTTGAAATTCATCACCATCAATATTCTTTCTCGCAGGGTCAATATTTTTGAATGTGTCACCTGTCGCACAATCCATCCAAACACCATTCACATAATTCTTATAGATGTCAATGGCCATATCAATTACTCCCCATGTAACACCCAGCCCAATGGTCACATTGAACAAACTCTAACTCTCCAGCTGGAACTCCTACTTCTTTACCCGTTACCAGATATAATTTTGATGGTGACTCACCAACGCAAACACCGTTCTTATCATCTTTTGCGATTTGACACTCTTGTAAACTTTCATAAACTTGTTCTAACTCATACGGGCCGTCATCAAACAATTCTGGTTGAACAATATATCCACCCCACACCAATGCTAAAATTCCATAAATAACTGACATAACAAAATCTCCTTAATTAATTATATATACATTATAACAAACTTTTCACCTCAATACAAGGAAAAAGTTAACCCATTGAAAAAGACTCTCCGCAGCCACAAGTAGATGTAGCGTTTGGGTTAATAAACTGAAAGCCCTTGCCATCTAAACCATCTTGAAAATCCAAAGCCATACCCTTCAGGTATATCATGCTTTTCTTATCCATGAATACTTTGTAGCCATCATAATCAAAAACAGTATCACCTTCCTCTGTAGGTGTAAATTGTAAGTCATAAGAAAGACCAGAACATCCACCACCCTTAACTGCTAGACGTAAACCAATATCACTAGGTAATTCACTAATAAGATACTTCACCTGTTTACTTGCTTTATCCGTTACAGTTACGAAATCCATATTAGCTCCTTGTGATAGCAACAATTTTCTTGATCTGTTTATCAATAACCTCTTTACGTTTAGGCCATTTGATATAAACGTCATCAGGATTCTTTTGTAAATTCTTCAGTAGAGGCATAATGATTTTCTCTATCTTTAGTAAATCTTCTTTCCTCTTTTTCTCTAACTCTTCTACTCTACTAGTATCACCCTCTCTGGCTTTCAATAACTCATTAATCTTATCTTCAAGACCAGTAGAGATATTTGTTGTTTCTTCAGCTACTCTTGTCTTGACTTGAGTTTCAAACTCTTTGACTTCATCTTCGTCAACTGTACTGAAACCAAAATCAAAATCATCGTAATCCTCAATATTTAATTCATCTTCCATAATGTTCTCCTAATATTGTTGGCAAACACTTGGATACCTTTTCATAATCTTCAACAACTTACCAATATATATATCCACTTTGGAAATGGGTTTCTTGAAAACTTGTATCTCAAATGTATCTCTAACTGCTACAAGTATAACTACTTGTTCTGGTAACGCACCCGTCATTTCATAAAATGCTGATGCATAGAAAAATGCTTGGATGTAATAATCTTGAATCCAATCTTCTCGTTTAGCTCTTCGGGAAGTCTTGAAGTCAATAACAGATAACACACCATTGTATTCTGCAACACAATCAGCAGTTCCTGCAACCTTTAGTATATCGCTGTATAACGGGAGTTCTAAACCATAGATGTTATCGACATTACTCAGGATAAAACGCAGTCTATTGAATACGCTTACAACCTCTTCGGGGGATTCTGCCAAGGGCATATTATATAGATACTGTTCACAAAGGTTATGCACCATAGTTCCTAGTTCAGACGAATCTTTCATAATTCTTTGAGCTTCTTCTTCACCTACTTTCTTTCTCCACTCATCTATTCCTGTCTTGGGTTGCTTACCAAGAATAGAAGTGATGGAAGGGTATGCATTACCATCTGGGGTAACATATACCCTGTTGCCATCAACAACTTGTCTTTCAGCATGATCCTCTACTGCATCATAAAAATCATTAACGTGTGTGAATTCTCGCATACTTTCCTTTCATATTATTCTTTCATTGCACCCATTCTAAAGGTTAATGGAAATTCCATTCCATCACGCAATATTATAAAATCGACTACATCACCTATTTTCATAGACTTCACTCTTGTAGCCAGAAGTCTCCATTTTATCATTTCACCGTCCATAGATAAAATGATATCTCCAACTTTTATAATATCAGTAGCTGGACTATCGGGTACTATCTCGGATACATAAGCACCGATACCATGTGCATAACCTTCCATGTCCTCTTCTGTAACAGGACGAAAAACTATACCCATATAAGGTCTTCTGATTTTCTCACCTGACATTAACAGTCCAATAGTTGCTTGAACATAATCTCCGTCTATAGCAAATCCAATTCCTACACTACCACCTTGACCACTACCTTGACCTGTAAGTATCATAGTATTTATACCTACTAATTCACCGTGAGAATTTAACAGTGGCCCACCAGAGTTGCCGGGATTAATCGCAGCATCTGTTTGAATGAATGGAACGAATGGAGGAGCATTTGGAACAAACCTATTTAGTGAAGATACATTTCCAAATGTAACCGTAAATGATTGTCCCATCGGTGAACCAATAGCAATAACGTCTTGCCCAAGTTCAGGTGTTATACCCCATGTTAAAAATTTAAATACTTTATCATGTTCTGCATTAGTGATTTTCAGTAATGCTATATCAGATGCTTCATCATAGTTAACTAACACAGCTTGATATTCTTTATCGTCATGGAAAACAAGTCTAATTTTTCCACCATCAAATATATTGTTTACAACGTGTGCGTTAGTTAATACATATCCATCAGAACTAATAACGAAACCTGAACCTAAATGTTGTGGGTCTTGTTTTGGATTTGGACGCTGTTGAGGTTGTTTACCTCTTGGCTGATTACGAAATTGAAATCCACCACGTTCTTGTGGTTGTCCGTTTCCCACACTGTCATTGCCCCTTTCTGCATGAACCTCAACTACAGATGGAAGTACCTTTTTTACAATACTTGTTTTATAAGTGTGGTCTGCTTGTGCAGAAGTAATTCCTAATAAAAGAAATGATATAAAAAAACATAATATATTTTTTTTATAATGCAACATTTTGTGCTCCTTGCGGTTTGTTAATTTAGTTTTTTGGATTAAATAGTTCTATACGATTGCCTCCGATAATACAAGAAAGGTTTCCCTTTGCATAATTAAAAATGATAGCCCATTGTTTATTTCTTGGATTCATCAGCAATTCCATAGAGAGTAACATTCTATGTCTGTCATCATTGACAACACCTCTAGCAGCTAACCCTAACATATAATCTTCCTTTGCCATTTCCGTGATAAATTCTGTTGTATTACAATACACTAGAATATCAGATATCGGAATTGTCTTTTCTGCTGTCGGGGTATCTGCAATAGGCTTATTACCTAGAAGAAATAATAAACATAAGCTAATTAATAATAGTTTTCTCATCTTACCTTACCTCAAATGTCGATTGAGTATGTTTCTTTTTCATTCGTGTCATAACTTCCGTAAACTCTTTTGTAGGTTTTAACCTTCCTTTTGTTGATTCTAATCTTGATATATCAACGATACGGCCAAGTCCAACGATACGAATGACACCACCCTTCTTTTTACAACTAGGGCAGGGTTTAGATAAAGGAACATCCATCTCAGCTATTGTATAAAACTCTTCATAATTATGACTACATTTTTCACATTCAAAATCGTATAATGGCATTAGATACTTACTCCTAACGGTATTTCAAATTGGTTTAATTTATTCTTCCACTTCATAAATGACTTACCATGATCTGTTTTATTCAACTGCATCCATTGCCATTGATGTATCATCTCATGTGCTAATGTATAAATGAAATATGATTTATTCAAGAACTTACTATCCATAGAAAGCTCCCCGAATACATACTCGCCATGTACCCATCCAATATGTTCAGCATGACAATCATGTTTTCTTTTTATTGTAATATCATAAAAAGGATGTATGATATTATTAAAGATTTCCTCATTCAAGATATTTGTCCATCGGGTAATCAAATGCTTTGATGGGACAAATGGCTTTACTTTATTCTTATTTTCACGAATAGTTCTAATAACAATATTATCTTTTTTGATATACATTGTACTATCCTTATTTATAACTATTCGTAAGTATAGGTTTCTTACCTTAGGCTCTCTGGTCTACCACTCTTTTTTCTATTTACCTTGATGGGTGGCAGATCATATCCTTGTGTTTTAATAACTGCTGTGAAATCTTTCTCTACTACATACTCACATGATAAAACGATTTCCAAAAAAGTACCAACATACTTTGAGTCAGCTGCATTCCATAATAAATGAAAAGTATGATCGTCAATCACAACTTTCAAATGTTTATTTTTAAATGCCTCAATAACTTTAGCATTCTTTTCTACTTTCTTCCGTTTAGTGACTTGAACATCAACAACGGTATTTAAGTTTACCATGTGCTACACCTTTCTATAGAGATTAGGGAAAACTTCCAGAACCAACTTTTCAGTCAATCCCTTTACTTTGAGCTTCTTCTTTAACATCTGCTCGAATACAGACGATTCATCTTTACCCATAGATTCTAAAATCTGTACTAATAATTCTTTAATCTTCTTCTCTTTCAATCCATTTGATTTAGCATGACCGTCTACAAACATAGAGCACTTAGGCATAACTGTAAACAATGAAATCTCGTTCAATCCAAGTGGAGCAATATCTGGTACATACTTCGGAAACTTCTTCGGTACATTCCATTTTATATTAGGGTCAAATGTTCCTTGTAATACAAACCTAAAAATATTATTATCCTTGTACTCTTCAAGGATAGCTTTCTTCTCTTTTCTTGTTCCTGCTTTTGCTATCTTTTTAAATAATTCTGATATGTATAGTGTCATCTTATAAAATCCTCTATGTTCTCCATTAAGTATTTCAAACGATTTACAATAAAATAGTTCAATAATTGTCCCTGTTTCTGCTCATCCTTTTTCTTAGAATAACTATCCATGATACCTTTGGAGATTTCTTCTGGAATGTATTCAAAATCAATCAACTGCTGATTTCGTTTCCAGTTAACAGATAACCCGTTAGCCATATCTGTTTGTTCCATCCAGACTGCCAACTTCTTTTGTGTTATCGGTTTTTGTCTCACACCCTGTACCATGCAATCGTCATCTGATAAGATGTTAGGAACACCGTCACCTTTATCACCACGAATGATATGTTCTTGTAGGTATTTATAAGGGTCAGAAGCACTCAACATCTTTTTTTGTATTGGTGAGTACTGCTTAATATGCTTAAACTTCTGCAATTGAGTAAAATCTTTATCACTAGAGATGATAATACTCTTCTCTTGGATATTCTTAGCCAATATAGCAATAACATCGTCACCCTCAGCATGAGGTACAGCAATCACTTTATAGGGGAAATGAGTATCTATCTCAATGATGATATCATTAATGGTCTTAAATAGTGCTGACCAATCCATGCCATCTTGAGTTTTCTGTTTCTCCCGTTTGATCTTTCGGTGAGCTTTGTATTGAGGAAATACTTGTTTTCTCCAGCTACCATGGCAATCAGTACAGATAACAATTTCACCATACTTATCTTTATGTTTTATCCGGTAATTTCTGATACTGTTAAGTACCAAGTGACGGATAAAATCATCTGTAATCTTTTCTTCATGTGAAGTCTTATGAGCTATCATAATACTACCAACAATTATATTTGAGAAATCTAAGAGTATCATATCACACCTTCTACAATTTTTATATAATTTACAGAGTCAACACGAAAACTTCTCCATGCATCCTTATCTGTATCCCACACAGCAATCACATCAAGATTTTCTTTTTTCTCTGAATCACTTGTAATAGCTTCGGGTAATAATGATTCATGCAACGTACAATTCATTACACGTTCTTCGCCATTCACTTTTGTAAAGTTAATCGTTAATACATCCTTCTTCAAACCTTCAACCAACGTGTCCCGCTTCGTCATAATATTCTCCTTCAATGTTAGTTACATAATCAGTATATTTTACTATCTTAATATCAGAGTATTTCTCAAGCAAATCTAAACCTGCACCGCTCTTATATCGGTGTTCAAAATGAAATTCTTTTATACCAGATTGCAATATTAACTTTGCACAATCAACACATGGAGCAGCAGTACAAAACATATACGCATCTTGTCCTGACTCCGTTGACTTAGCTAACTTAGTTATTGCATTTGTTTCTGCGTGAAGAACTTCTGGTTTTGTATGACCGTCTTCTTCACATACATTAGAACCACCTGTAGGCATCCCATTGTAACCGATAGAAATAATCCTATCATCCTTCACAATGATACACCCAACCTTCAGTCTCGTTGCGGTAGAAAGTTGTCCATATATCTTAGCAACTTCTAAATGAGCTCTGATATATTTACTTTTCATTAAACCATGTATCCTCAACTATAGTTTGTTCTTTGATAAAGACATTACTTATAGCTTCTTTGTTTTGTTCAAATGGTTCAAACGCTGAAACTTTTTCTTCGACAACCGTAAACTCTCTATCAAAAGTTTTCTTAACATACTCTGCACCATCCATCACCATTTCTTTAGATGTTGCTAAATCTTGTATCAAGAGTTTAGCATTATCAGGTTTCTGAATTAGTAAAGAACACAGTAGAAAGAACAATAATATAATAATAAAATTCTTAAACATTAGAATACCCCCAGTAAGATAGTTTGAGCATTGATTCGACCAGTAACTTCCTGCTCTTTAGTCTTCATCTGCTTGATGTTTTTATTCAGAGTTCTCTTTGTCAAAGTACTCAACACCTCTTCAGGCTTCCTTGCCGTCTTTTGTAATGATGAATTACTATCAAAACCTTGAATGGTAGAACCTTTGACACTAAGACCTCTAACACTATTCTCAGCATAGTAAACACCCATCTTATTATACTTAGTATTGTAAACCCACAACTCGGTAGCACCGATAATCTTCTCTGGATTTACACTTGCTAATCTAAGTTCAGGATGTTCTACCTGATATTTTAAACTCTTAATAAGTCTTGATGCAGATAGTGTTTTCTTCTTTCTAGGTTTTCGTTGAGCTGTAGAGTTTTTAATAAGACGTTCAATGTCATCCACAATAACACCATAGAAATCCATAATCTTTTTATGGTATTTTGGTTTCAGGTGTCCCCATGCTTCATTAAGGTAATCATCGTCAGCATTGTAAACGTCAACTGTTTCATTATAGCAGTCGATATAAAATTGTCTCATTTTTCGAGCATGAACTGACTTACATCCCATCTCACTCAAATGATTATAACAATCATATTTATCTTTAAAATCACTATCAACAAAATCATCAACCTTACCTTCGATCTCACCGATAAAAGTAGAAATCTGCTCGTTGATTCTTTCCTGAATAGAAACTTTAGGTTTTTCTGTTTTTACCTTTTCTTCTTTCACAACTTTTAGTGAGCCAATTGAAGGGTCTTGCGGTGTTCCTTTAACAACTGGAACAGCTCGTGTCACCCCATCATTACAATAAACAATATCATACTCCATAATATAAATCCTTTCAAAGATGCATATTGGCCAAACCGACCAATGCAATAATAATAACAACACTATTTAACATAATAAGATTCGCACTATTCCGTAAATAAGCATTAACAATATGTAATGATGAACCTACCAACTGAATCAAAAATATAGTGGTAATACTAGCATCCTCACCATAATAGGCCATCAATAAATAAATCATAATAAAACATAATGAACCAATAGTCTCGCAAAACAAACGAAATCTATTATTTTTCCAATCATCTACTAACCAATTTTTCATTTTCTAACCTCAATTATTCGATACTGTCATAATATAATATTTACCTTTAACCATCCGCTCAGGATACTCTGCCTGACTCATATAATCATCTTCATCTTCTTGGGAGTCAATCCATTTCTCCCATTCTTGAGCCTGAACTTCATTATAATATTGCTCATCCATTTCAGGATCACCTGACTCATTAACAGAATCCAACCATGCTTCAAAATCGTCTTTGTCTAAATCTTCGTTGAAATCGTCATCCCATACACTCATTGGAAAATCTCCTATTCGTTAATTGTTATATACATTATACCAAAGAAAAATAGAACTGTCAAGGAAAAACATTAGAAAAGTGGCTCTGTAAGTCATTGTTTCTAAAGGGTTAACAAAATAAATTGAAAAAAGATTGTAACCCCTTATAAAACAACGACTTATAAGCCCTTTGTTTGTGGGGACTTAGGGGGATTGGTCTTTTTAGTCAAATAATCCAGTAAATCAATGACTCTACAGCAGTAACCATGCTCATTATCATACCATGCTAACAGCTTCAAAAATCTCTTGTTTAGCACGTTTGTAGAAAGGCAATCTATAACTGATGAAAATGTACTACCAATATAGTCAACCGAAACCAATGGCTCACATGATACATCAATAATACCCTTCATTTTACCTTTTGATTCTTTGTTGAACATTTCATGCAATGATTCAACATCAACATCTTTCTCCAACTCTATCGACATATCCAATAATGATACATCTGGAACTGGAACTCTAATTGCTGACCCGTCAAGTTTACCTTCTAGTTCAGGTAAGACAACTCCGACATTTTTAGCTGCACCAGTATATGTTGGAATCATTGAAAGAGTTGCAGCTCTTGCTCTTCGTAAATCAGGATGGGATGCATCCAATAGTGTTTGTCCCATAGTGAATGAATGAACAGTTGTAATGAATCCCTGTTTAATACCATACTGTTTTTGTAATAATTTTAACAATGGTGTCAAACAAGTAGTAGTGCAAGATGAAGCAGAAACTATATTATTCTCCTTCACCTTGTAATCTGTTTCGTTTACTCCGTATATTAATGTAGCATCTACATCTGCTGCTGGTGAAGTAACAATAACATTCTTTGCACCAGCTTCTATATGTTGAGATAATGAATGCTTATCTGTAAACTTACCAGTTGAGTCAATAACGTAATCAACTTCTAATTCTTTCCACGGTAACTTTGATGGACTGTTCCTATCAAAGTTTGGAATCGTTTTTCCATTGATGATTAAGTTATCCAACTCATACGAAATCTTACCATCAAAGTGTCCATGAATAGAATCATACTTAAACAAGTGAGCTCTAACGTCAACCGTAGTTCTAGCATTAATTGCTACGATATTATATTTTGGTTCTTTAATCAACTTCCTAACTAGGTTTCTACCGATTCTACCAAAACCATTAAACGCAATATTGATCTTTTTATCTTTATCTACCATCACTCACCTTTCATACAAAGTTGGGGCCGACTGTCCAGCATACTATTGAGTAACGTGTACCTTTTGTTACTGGTGTAACTCTATGCCAATCTCTACTATCAAAAACTATTACACTTCCAACGGATTTAATATCTCTCTCAACATCATGGTCTTTATCGTCATAAGGTTTACCACCATTATAAAACTGTAACAAACCACCATCATATGTTGTATCGTCTGTCAATGACATTGTTAAAGAAAGTTTCCTACCTTCGTTTGCTAAATCCTGCGGTGAAGCATCTTGATGCCAATCATAATGACCACCATCTTTATACCTTGCAAACTGAATAGCCTGAAAGTATTCTAACTTATAATTAAACAACTCTGCATTGGCTTGTCTAATAAAACCCCAGACAATTTCATTCATCATATTTTCTTTATCAATAATAAAGCTAACAGCAGTTTTTCTCATCTCATGGTCTTTTCTTGAGCTTTCTTTAACTTCAGAGTTATCACCTGCATCAGTAAAACCTCTATTGATAACACTCGCATCTTCAAAATCAGAATGTTTCAAACAATACTTCAAAAGAGTTTTACATTCTTTCTTCGGTATTGCATTTGGAAATATATAAAATGCCATCTCACTTCCCCTTTTTACAAATTAGCATTCTTTCTTGCTGGGTTACGGAATAATGAAGTCTCATTTGTCAAAGCATCCAGCTCTGGAAACGTATCATCTGGGTGTAGTTTATTAGCTCGTTCCAAAAGTTCTTCTTCTGTCTCTACAATATCTTCATCAGGAATACAGCAGTCAACTGGACAAACCTCTTGACAAGCTTCTTCGCCGTGAAACCCTACACACTCTGTACAAAGTTCAGGGTCAATATAGAAATAATCCAAGTCTTCACCTGAACCATCGTCAATAGCAGTGTTCGGACACTCTGGTTCACATACTCCGCAGTTAATACATTCATCAGTAATTATTGTTGCCATTGTTTTGTTCCTTTCCATTTTGTTTCAATTTTATCTTTGTAACAATCAAAAAAATACTTCATGTCACAAAACCAGTAATTTTT